GCAGCATCCGGTCCTGCATGGCGAGTTGCGCGTTAGCGATGGCCGAGCCGTGCACCGCTTTCAGGGCGCGCACGATGCGGCGCTCGACTCCGACCTCGGACCCGCGCGCATCGATGTTATAGACCACTTGGCCGCCCGCCGCCTTGCCGTGCGGGATAATCGCGCCGGAAACGTCGGGCACGAAGAGCTCGGGGCCGCGCTCGCCGACCATGTAGGGCGTGCCCGCGCCCACATCGCCCCCGCCCGCCTTGCCGGCCAAGCCCGAGAAGAAAGAACCGAACGAACCCCAAAACCCGGAGCTACCCTCGAATGCTTCGGCGATAGACTTGAAAACGTAGGTTTTCAGGATCATCTCGCCAATCAGCGCAATCATGTTCTGCAACGTCTGGCGGAAGTCGCTGCCATGCAAGATAAGTTCGGTGAAAGCGCTCGACATGGTTTCGCCCCACTTCCGGGCGCTATTGGTCATGGAGTCGAGTTGCTTGTCGAGCTCCTCACCCTCGAGCTTGAGGCGCTTGAAGTCGAAGGCGTCCTGAGTCAGATATCCGGCATCGACCAATTCCTGCAGCTTCTCGATCTGCATTTCGAACGCTTGCGTGCTGGTCAGGCTTTCGGCCTCGATCTGCGCGGCCAGGGAGACAATGGATTCCTGATAGGCGTCAGCGGCGGCCGACAGGCGCAACGTCTCTTCGCGTCCGCGCCGCTGGGCCTCATTGCTAGCCATCTGCCGGGCGATTAGGCTAATCGTCGATGCGTCAACGCGGTCTTGAGCAAGTTCGTACAGCTTTAGTGCGTCCGCCGAGAAGCCGAATGTTTGGTTGGCCTTATCGAGTTCGGCGATGAGCGCGGCAATCTCATCCTTAACCTCTTCGACCTGGGGAATCTTCGGGGTTTTGGGAATCTTGTGGGCTTGGGGAATGGCGAGGACATCGCCCACGCCCCCACCCATAAGCGCAGCGGCCGCCCTGGTCCGCGCCGCAATGGTGCCTGCCGTGCGCGAAACCGCCGCCTGAAACTTCTCCTCGACGGCGGTGGCCCGATCGGCAAGGCTTATCGCATCAGCCCAGAACTTCAATGCGAGAACTGGCTGCAATGCCCCACCGGCGGCCAGGGCATCTCCAATCTTGACCACAGTGGCGAGGCGGAGGCTGTATTCCTCCACCTTGAGGCTGGCATTTTCAAACCACGAGCAGACAGCGATCAGGGTTGGAATAAGCGCCTTGCCGATCTGAAACTCGACGCCCTGGAGTTGGGCCGCGAGCAATTTCATTTGCTCGTGTAAGGTTTGCGCCGCGAGTGCATCTTCCAGCGACCAGGTGAGGCCCAACCGCTTGAATTCCGCCTCCAACTCGCGGACGTTGCTGTTTAAGAGTGGGATATACTGGAGGCCCCCCTTGCTGAAGGCTGCGATGGCGATAGCCGCTTTCTCGACGCCGTCCTTGGTAGTCCGAAAGCGGTCCGACACCATGAGCAATAGTTCGTAGAGCGGCTTGAGGTTGCCGCTGGCATCGCGGATTTTCGATTGGTAGTCATCGCCAAATAGCGCCCGCATCGCGACGGCCGACTTACTCGTGGTGCTTTGGAGTCCCGCGAGATTCTTGGAGAAGATCCCCAGGCCCTTAACCAGCGATTCAAAGGAAATATTGGATTGGTCGGCGGCGAGGCGAAGGGCGGAAAGGTCGCTAACGGAAATCCCGGTTTTCTGCGAAGCCTTGGCAAGTTCGTCACCATACCCCGCCGTTTCGACCGCCATTGCATAGGTCGCCGTCTTGATGGCGGCGAAGGCGGCCACCGCCACGCCAGCCATGACCTCAAAGGACTTCGCGATATTCTTGGCCGAAGAAAAAGAGATATCGGAAATCTTCCTGATGTCGGAAGCGAAGGCGACGATGTTCGCCTTGAAGTTGATAATGAGTTCGGCGATTTTGGCCATAAAAGAACAGTTAACAGTCAACAGCCCGCCCCGGCTCGTGCCGGGAACGGGCCGGGGTTGACAGTTAAAAGCCTAAGAACCCGGAGTCGATTTATCTTCTCCGCCCAGGGCGGCGTTGATGGCGCGAACGCGGTCGAGCATTTGCTCGGGCGTCAGGCGCAGGGGCCTGCCCCGTTCCTGCAGAGTACGCTCGCCGCAGCAGGAACGGGGCCAGGGGTCGGGCATGAATTCGAGTGGCGTGAAGGGTTCGGCGCGTTTCTTCGGGTCGCGGTTCACGTTAGCGAGAACCGAGGCCACCAGGGCGGCGCGATAGTCGGCGCGGCGGTCCGCCTCGCGCTTGCGTTCCGCCAGCGCCAGAAATCGCTCGGAGCTCAGGCGCTCGATCTCCGCGTCGGAAAGGCCGAGATCGAAGCGGGCAAAGGCCCAGCGCTCTAACTCCGCTCGCCGAAAAAATCATTCAGGCCCGCCGCCACCGCCTTGACTACCGCGCCGGTATTCGACGGTTTGAGCAAGCGCCCGGCCGCCTCAACCGTCAATTCGGGATCTTCGTGGAGCGCTCCCGCCCAAAGCATGGCGCGCAGGTCGGTAACGCGCAGGCTTTTGAGGCTGGCAATATCGGTGAGAAGATTTTTCCCGGTTTCCTTCTCGGCCAGGGCCAGGGAGTTGTAGTCATACTTCAAGGTGCGTTCGCGGTCCAGGGTGATAGTGCTCTTCGGCTTGTCCATGTGGCAACTCCAGTCGAGAAGTCAAAGGTCGAAAGTTGAAAGGGGGCGGGCCCCGTTCCTGCAGAGTGCGCTCGCCGCAGCAGGAACGGGGCGCGCCCAAGGTAGAGAGTCGGCGGTCGGAAGGCTTATTCCCAACCGCCAACTGTTAACTGTTAACTATCAACTGTTAACTGTTCTACGAATACACCGGCTTGCCGGTGATTTTCAGCGTGGCGGAGAAGCCCAGCTTGTCATCAAACTTGGCGCTGAAATCGAGTGCGGTCACAAAGCAATTTGCCGTGATGGTGGCGGTTGGAGTGACGCCCAGCAACACCACCCAACTGGTCAAAGTCTTGGCCTGGTGATCGGAAATAATCAACGCCTGGGCGCCGGAATTGAGGAAGTTTCCCTCGCAACTGAATTCGCCGCCATCGGCAAAGCCGGCAATGAATTCGGCATAGCCGCTGGCCGAATCCATATTGGAAACCTCGATGAGGTTCAATTTCTGGCCGCCCACCGTGATGCTGGTCAACTCCGCCACGGCGGTAGCGACCCTCTTCAAGATCGATCCAAAGGCTGCCTTTGCACTTGACATGATGAAACCTCCAAAAGTCGAAAGTCGAAAAGTTGAACCGCCCTACCACTACGCCAGTGTCGGCTTGCCGGAAATCTTGATCGAGCCGGAAAGGCTCAACTTGTCATCCGATTTCGCGCCTTGCTCCAGACTCGTAAATACCCCGGAGAATGTCCAAGTAACCGGCGTGGCGAGCGGGATTACCACCCCGAAGTTGCGCACGGCCTTAGCCTGAAAATCGGTAAGCGCCTGGGCCTGCGAGGCGTCATTGAGATAGTTACCCTCGAAGGAAACCTCGCCGCCTTCGCCCATGCCGGCAATGAATTCGTTGTAGCCGTTCGGCGAATCCATATTGGAAACGTCGAGCAAATTCACCTTTTGATTCGGCCCGGTGACGCTTTGCAGTTCGGCAATCTGGTGGCCGAGGGTTACGATATTGATGGTGCAACCCGACCCGCCCGCGGGGACAACGGTGGTTGCCTTACTCGCGCCCGTGGTGTAGGTGATGCCCGAGGTGAGCACGTAAACGGAGGAAACGATTCCGCCTCCGGCAACCAAGACCAAGAGTGTGCCCCCGGTCCCGCCCGTGGTTACGGTCAGAATGTTACCCACGGCATATCCGGTGCCGCCCGCCGTAACGGTGACGGTGCCAATTCCGCCGGGGCTTACTCCATCCGAAATGCGAAGAAAGGTTTGAAAGGCGGCCTTTGCACTGGACATGGGAACCTCCAAAAAGCAGTGAATAGTGGACAGTGAACAGCAAAAACAAAATCAGGAAAGGGCTTCTTCGGCCCAGATTTCAAAATCCAGGTCAGTGAAATGGGCGGGCACTTCGGGCTCGTAGCCGTCGCGATCGTCGCGCGGGAAAATCACCTGAATGGTCGTGCTGCCCATAACGCCGGCGAAGCCGGTCAAGCGATGGCGAATCTTATCCGCCAGGTCGCGCGCATCAATCAGCATGACGGCCCAGGAAGTGAGCACCATATAAGGCCGCTGCAGGGCCTCGGGGCCGCCCAGGGTCATGCCACGCTGGGTATCGATTCGGCGATAGGTAATCGCCGGAAGCGGAGAATTCTGCGCCAAGGGCTCCGGGCCAGCGCGCGTTCCGACCAGGGCGGAGATCCCAGCGTCGGCCAAGAGGTAGGTGCGAAGATCGGTTTCGAGACTCATGCGCCGGGCCTGTACTTTGCCAGATATGCGGTCAATCGGTCTTGCACGAGAGCCAGGGCGCGGCCTTTCATGGACTCAAAAGACCGTTCCATCCAATGGCGGGGTTGAATCCCTCGACCGGACGCAGCAAACCGCACCGACCGCCGACTTAATTTTCCCGAGCGCTGACTGATATGCTTTCCCGTTCCAAACTCCAGAAAGCGCAGGACGTGATGGCGCCCCGATGCTTTTAGCGAACCCACCCAGGCGGAAAAAGTGAACTGGCGGAATTTTGTTTCAATCGCCAAAGATGCGAGCAACCGGCCCGTGGGATGTCTGCGCGCCAAGTTAAATCGAGCGGTCTGCACCCACCTTCGCAACTCCATAAGAAAAACGTTCGCGCCGTCACGCATAGCCCGCCGCAAGCAGCGCTTGCCGATCTTATCGGGAAGGCGGGCGAGTTCGGCTTCAAGTTCCTTGAGGCCGGTAATAGAGACTTCAACGTTGGACATCAGAGTTGACGGTTGACAGTTGACAGTTGGCAGCCGGAAGAGTAAAAAGCCGGGCGAATTGCTCTCGGGCCCGGGCGCGCGGCCCGTTCCAATCTGTTAAGGGCAACCGTGAGTCCAGTGAAAGCGCTGGATTGGAACCGGGACGGGGATCGCAGTGCAAGCGCACCGGGCGATCATCCCGCAGTTTCGGCGCAGCCTGGCGAATCAGCCAGAGTTCGCGGCCTTGCTGGGC